TCGATCCAGGTGCCGGTGCAGGCGGTGGTCCCGGGGGTGAGCGGCAATATCGCTGCCGGCGCCTTGTCGCGGATGACGTCGCCGATCACCGGCATCGACACCGTCACCAACATTGCCGCCTACACGAACGGCTTCGACCAGGAGAGCGACTCGGCGCTGAAGGCGCGCTTTGCGGCCTACATCCTTGGTCTGTCGCGCGGCGACCTATATGGCCTGCAGGCGTCGATCCTTGGCGTCGAGCCGGAAATACAGTGGGCGATCACCGAGGGCTATAACTACGACGGCAGCTATCACCCCGGCTTCTTCTTCGTCGTCGCCGACGACGGCTCGGGCAACCCGACGCAGGCTTTCCTGTCCGAGGTGACGAACGCCGCCTATGCCGTGCGCCCGCTCGGCATCCAGTGCGCGGTCTTCCCGCCGGAAATCATTCAGGCAGACGTCTCGATGCAACTGACGACGGCGCCGAGCTACGACCACAACACCGTCGTCGCGCAGGTCGCCGCACTGGTGGCGACGAACATCAATAGCTTAGGCCTCGGCGTGACCCTGCAATGGTCGCAGATCGCGGCATGGGCCTACACCATCCCTGGCGTCACCGCCGTCTCGAACGTACAGATCAACGGCGTCTATGGCGACGCGGCCTCGCTCGCCTGCACGCAGACGACCCAGGACGGCAATCTTCAGTACGTCACCTCGACGGTCAAAGCCAACCAGATCCTTGTGAGTTAAGCGACCATGGCAACGGGCGACAGCGCGGACATCCTTGGCCGCGTCAGGAAGCTATTGCCGTCGCGATGGTTTGCGTGGACGGCGCCTTATCGCGACGCGATCCTCGGCGGCGTCTCCGACCTCGCCTCGTGGTGCTACAACTGGATCATCTACGCGCGTTCGCAATCGCGCCTTGCCACCGCCAACGGTCCCTTCCTCGACATCTATTCCTACGACTTCCTCGGCCGCGCGATCCTGCGCAACGGCGCAATCGACACGGCGTTCCGCGCGCAGATTCAGGCCACCATCCTGAAAGAGAGGGTGACGCGCAACGGCATGAACAACGCCGTGACCATCCTCACGGGCAATGCGCCGTGGATCTTCGAGCCGTGGAATCCCGGCGATTGCGGCGCCTATAGCAATCAAGCGAACGGCATCGCTTACGGCCAGTTCGGCTACGGCGTCGGCAAAGGCGGCTACGGCAACATGGCGTTGCCCGGCCAGGTCTTCATGCAGGTGGTGCGCGGCGCGCCGTCCGGCGTGCCGGAAGCGACAGGCTATGGCGGATATGCCGGCGGCTATGGCCAGGGCGCCATCGAATACGTCGGCTCCTACACGCGCCAGATCGGCGTCACCGACCAGCAGATCGAAAACGTTATCACCTACACCAAGCCGTCCGGCGTGACGGTCTGGATGCAATTCGCGTAACGCGCGCGCGGCTCTCACAACATCGTTGAACTGAAAGGACTCCCTGATGGACAGGGTCATGGTCTACACCGGCCCGTTGCCGCAAAGCACCGACATCCTGAACACGAACAAGTTCGGGATGCAGGCGATGGCCTGGGGCATGCAGGCCATTCTCGGCACGAACACCTATGTGGACGGGCTTGCCTGCACGCCGGCGTCGCCGACTCCGAACCTCACTGTCACGGTTGGCACCGGCTCGATCTATTCGGAGGACGAGGTCGACGCGACCGCCTATAGCGACCTCGGCACCGATACCAGCTCGCTTTACAAGCAGGGCGTCAACGCCACGCCGCAAGTGCTTACGATCACCCCGCCCTCGACGAGCGGCTATAGCCAGGTCTTTCTGGTCGAGGCGATCCTGTCCGACGTCGACACCGGCGCCACGGTGCTCAACTATTTCAACGCGAGCAACCCGAACCAGCCGTTCTCCGGCCCTGCGAATGCCGGCACCTCGCAATACACGATCCGGCAGTGCAAGTGCACGATCGCGCTGAAAGCTGGCGTTGCCGCGCCGACCGGCTCGCAAACAACGCCCTCGCCGGATGCCGGCTATGTCGGCCTCTACGCGATCACCGTCGTCAACGGCCAGACCCAGATCACCAGCACGAACATTGTTGCGCTGACCACCGCGCCCTTCATCGCGACCAAGCTGCCGATGGTGCCCGCCGGCGTGCAGTCCGGCCAATGGCTCTACGGCGTCGACGGCTCGATCGGCGGCAACATCGCCACGACCGCATCGACCGCGACCTCCAGTGCGGTGCTGACGTTCGCCGGTCGCGTTCCTGGCTGGATGGCCGCCGGCCTCAAGGTCTATGACCAGTCTACGCCGGCCGCCATCACCGGCGGCCAGACGGTGCTGAGTTTCACAGGCACCACCGTGACGCTGAGTGGCAACGTCAACGCCACGGTCAACTCCGGCGACACCATCGTCTTCTCCAACGACTTGTTCTCGGCGACACTCTTCCCGATTCCGTCCTCGCTTGTGGCGGGCATGTCGGTGCGCCTGAAGCTCAACTCCGGCAACGTCGGCGCCTCCACGCTCAACATCAATCAAACTGGCGCGGTGGCGATCCACCGGGCTGGCGGGGCCGCGCTCTCCAGCGGCGACCTCCTCGCCGGCATGATTGCCGAGTTCGTCTATGACGGTTCGTTCTGGCAGATCCAGAACTACCTCGGGCTCACCACGGGCGCGACGACAAACAACTACAACACCACCAACCTGCCATACGCGCTCGACACCTCGACCTCGTCGAACACGATCACGGTCTCGCCCACCCCGGCGCTGCCATCTTCGATCTCGGCGGGCCAACCGCTGCTCGTCAAGCTCGCCAACCCGATTACCGGCGCCACCACGATCGGCATCGCCGGCGTGTCCGGCTCGCCGTTTCCTGTCGTCGGCTTCACTGGCCAGCCGCTGTCCTATGGTTCGGGTCGCGTTGGCGAAATGCTGTGGATGCTCTTTGACGGCAGTAGCTGGCAAATCATCAACCCGCCATTGCCGCTGCAAGGCAACTTGACGATCTATGTCAATTCGTCGATCGGCAGCGATACCTATGACGGCTCGCAGCCGACAGTGTCCGGCACCAAGGGGCCGTTGCAGCACATCCAGACCGCCATCAACAAGGCATTCAACTATCCGCCAAGTCAGTTCACAATCACCATTCAACTTGCTGACGGCACCTATGCCGAAGCCGTCTCGACGCCGTCGGTCCCAGGGCCGCCGCTCGTCATCAATGGCGACGCTGGCAGTCCATCGAATGTGCTGGTGACAGGTGGCCACAACGCGGCGACGTTCTTCGTCACCGGACCAAACACGGTGACAATCCAGAATTTGAAAGCGTCAACTGGCACGGGTTTGGGTCCGCCGTGTTGTTTCGAGGCTTCCGGTTCGGGGGCCAACATCAACACCAACAACACCGTGAGCGGGTTCTGCGCCGGCGGCGTTTTCACCGCAGGCAACGCTGCTCTAGTGGTGGTTGGTAATCATACCTATGCTGGCAACACGAGCTTCGCGCTCTGGGCGTTCAACAACGGCGTCGTCCTCTACGGCGGCGGCGGTGTGTTCGCTATTACTCAAACAATCTCCACGCCCATTACCCTCACATACTTTTGCTTCGCGGAATCTGGCGGTCAGTTCGAGGGGCCGAACCCGTTCCCCGCGACCTTCGTCAACCCCGGCAACGTTACGGGCTCTAAGTTTATTGCCCAATTGAACGGCGTCGTCGACACCCAAGGTCAGGGCGTCAACTACTTCCCCGGCAACTCATCCGGGAGCACCAGCACTGGTGGCCAGTACGCTTAAAAAAGGTGATACATGGTCGCGCAAGTCAACATCACGGTCGAAAACGACGCCGACTTCTATCAGGTGTTTCAATACACCCTGCCGGACGGCGTCACCCCGATCAACATTGTCGGCGCGACGTTCACCTTCGGCGTGCGGCGAACTCTCAACGATGCCGGCGCGCTGTTCTACGTCACCTCGACCGGGTCGGCGAAAGGGCAGATCCAGATCGTGGACGGACCCAACGGCAAGTTCGGCTTGTGGATTGCGAAGGCAGCCTTGTTGGCTGCACCAATTGGGACCTGGACGCAAGCCATGCTGGTTTCAATCCCTGCAACGTCGCTGTTCCCGCCGGCGCTGACGACAGTGATCTGGGACGGCACGCTGACAATCAATAACGGGGCGGCGCGATGAGCGTCATCGTCGTCACCAACGATCCGGCCGTTACGGTCGCGCAGGATAATCCGGCCATCACCGCTATCGTGCCGGTGGCGAGCCAGCCACCGACCAAGGTCGGCTACAGCATCTCAACGCCGCTGCCGCCAACGACTGATTTCAACACGGTGACGGCGGCGGGCTTCTACTACACCGCCGACACCCTGTCCTTGAACGCGCCGGTGACGAGCCAGTCCTGGTATCTCAACGTGGACGTTGACGGCGCCGACCCCACGTCCTGCCGGCAGATTGCCACCGAGTTGACCGGCACGCTGCCCTTGACCTTCATCCGAACGCAGGTCGCCGGCACATGGGGCACCTGGTCGCAAGTCGTCGGTCTCGACAGCCTCGGACGCCTGCCTGCAGTTGACGGCTCGCAGCTGACCAACGTCGGATCAACGCCGCGCGGGTTCAACTGCGGCAGGCTGGTCTTCACCAACGCCACCACGCTGACCCTCCAGCCCTACAAGGGCAACCTGATCCTGATCAATGGGACGCTCTACCCAATACCCTCGGCTGGCGTCACCGTCACCAACACCGGCCTGTCGGCCTCGACGCTGTATTACGTCTATGCGCTCGTCAGCGGCGGCAACGTGGCGCTGGAACTATCGACCACGACGCACGCCACCAGCGCCACCAGTGGCAACGTCGGCACCGAGATCAAATCCGGCGACGACACCCGCGCGCTGGTCGGCATCATCCGCACCACCGCCAGCGGCACATTCGCCGATTCAACGACCCAGCGCTTCGTGCGCTCGTGGTTCAATCGTCCGACAGCGGTGCTCAACAGCCCGGGGATTGTGAACACATCTCTGAACGGGGTGATCCAAGAGGTGACATCGACCATTCGGACCGAGATGGTGGTGTTTTCCGGCGACGTCGTATCAGTCGCTGGGGCGGTATCGTACTTCAACAGCACGTCCAGCGCCATCATCGTTCTGACCATGAATTTGGACGGGACGACCTCGTTGGCAACGAACAACGTTATCAATGGCGACGGCTCCGGTCAGGTGCGTGCTATCGGATGTGTGGGCGGGATCGCGCCTGCCGAGGGCTATCACTACCTGACCATGTTCGGTTCGGTGAATACTGGCTCCGCCAGCCTGTATTCCGGCACGAACTACGTCGCGACCATTAGCGGAACCTAATGATGGCCTACAATTACAAGCAGGAACTATCGATCGCTGCTCTGCAGCAGACAGTCAATCCGCAGAAGGCCGACCTCATCAATTACGCTTCGATGGTACAGCGGTTCATTTCTGGCGGCGGCATCAACGTCAACGTCGGGACTGCGCAGGCGCCAGTCAATGTCGAAGCATCGACCGACCCGGCCTCGCTAGTGCTCTTGCAGGGCGCCTACACCGTGGCGGCCAACCCGGGCTCCACCTTCAATTGGGTGACTAGCTCTGGCCCAGTGACGCTGACGGCCGCGCAGATCACCACGATCTTCAACGCGGTGACCACGTTCGTGCAGAGCACATTCACCACGTTGGCCGCCGTGATCGCCGCCATCGAGGCCGGCACGATCACCACCATGGCGCAGGTCGACTCGTTCGCCTCGCCGGCGTGGCCGGCTAATTCGTAAGGAGCGCTTTGATATGGCATTGAGGTGGATTCTGACGATGCTGCCGATGAGCCCGCAGCCGTTGCAATGGCAGGGCAGGCTCTTCGATCAGACCATCGCCATCCTGGCGCCGACCAACGCGATCGAGACCAACTGGTCGATGACGCTGGTGGGGATGGACAACACGCAAACCACCGAGACGCTCACTGGCCTTGATCTCGATGGCGCGCA